ACACTATGCTAATATTATAGCAAAAATATTTACCTTTGTCAAAGACTAATTTTGCCAAACGATAAATAAAAGTGAGGATCGCGATACGCCAATATCCACCCTCTCTAACAGTTTATAAGGAACTATCAGCATGACTATTTACCTATACGTCAAAACCCATAATAAAACCGGACTTAAATATCTTGGTAAAACTACCAAACAAGATCCTCATTCTTATCACGGATCCGGTGCAGATTGGAAAGTTCATTTAAAAGAACACGGTATAGATTATACTACCGCTATTATTCGAGAATGCCAAACCAAAGAAGAATTAAATCAATGGGGAAGGTACTACAGCAATCTCTGGAACGTAGCAACAAGTGCAGATTGGGCTAATCGAATTCCAGAAACCGGCGGTGGTGGGAATCACACTGAAGAAAGAAAAGAACTATTTCGACAACAGCAACTTGGCAGGAAAAAACCAAAAAGGACAGATTTGCATAAAGAAAATTTAAGTAAATCTACCAAAGGCATTTCCAAACCAAGATCCAAACAACATCAAGATGCTTGGACAGAATCTTCTAAATCAAATTGGGCTAATAATACTGAGCGTAAACAGCAAGTATCTGAGCTAGGCAAATCTAACAAAGGCCGAAAGCATACTCTAGAATCACTAGAGAAGAAACGGCAAGCAATGTTAGATTATTGGAAACTTAAAAAATCCCAAGCTGTTTAGCTTGTTCATATAAGGCAAATGATGCAAGATTCTTGCCCTTGCTCTCTGCCATGATATCATGTGTGTTTAGAAAGCCCAGTGCCCACTCATTTGTTGCTGTATTCCAGTAAAAATCAGAGTGTGCTCTGAGCTTTTGTTTTTTGTAGCCTTCTGATAATAGACCTGCATGGTCTGGCGCAGTACTAGTATTGTGATGAATTAGATAGTCTTCACGACTAACACTATAGTGCATGGTAGGACGAACACCACGCCACGAATCAATTACACGTTTAACTCTATCGTCGGAGGGCTGTATGTAGTCTCCTGTACGGATCCAGTGATGGTGTATATCAAGTACGAGGGCGCAGTGCTTTTCGAGTTCAAGACTGCTGTCGACTCCCCAACAGTTTTCGTCATTTTCAATGGTAATGCAGTTTCTTGCTTCTGGAGACAATCGTGTAAGTGCAGAGATAATACCAGCGGGACCTTGTTTACCCGAGATGTGTACGTTGATTTTAAAGTCTTGAAAAGTCTTGCCGTATCCCATCCACCTAACCATATCCACATGATATTCAAATTCCTCTATTGAACGCTCTACAATACCTGGGTTGCAACTTGCCAGCACAGTAAACTGACCAGGATGCATAGACAAGCGAACGTTATTCTTGCGAGCCAGATCTCCCACAACTCTAAATTCTCTTTCGCAATATTCTCTGGTAGCAGGAAGCCGCCAAAACCAGCTCCAATCCTGCTGAGTATATACAGGCAAGATATCGCTTGAGAGTCGTACCATTCTAAGATTTTCATCAAGGGCTCCTACCTTTTCAACCAGCTTGCGAGTAGCTTCAATGTTGCCTACCATTAGGTCCCACAGACGTTGTTCAGCTATTTCTTTGCTCTGTCTATTTAACCACGCAACGGTAGTAGAGCCTGTGTTATATTGTTTAGCATCATCTTTTTTATCAATGCCGTTGACCTGTTCAGGGTGATCAATCCACTTGCAAGCAAAACCAATACGTTTCATAATATACAATCAATAAAAATGGACATAGTGTATTATAACATCTATGCCTATCGTTGTCAATTATCCTATTAGCCGAACTAATTGTCTAGCAGTAGCAGGGCTCAGAGTCCAACCCAAATGTCCGTGTCCAGTGTGATAAAATACTTTTGGATTCTTTTTGCTTTGTTGAACAACGGGCATCATGTTTGGAGTCATTGGGCGTAGACATGCCCAACTGCTGTAATCATTGATTCTTATCTTTGGAAAGTTCTCATATACCCACCACAGCAACGGCTCAATTCTGTCTCTGCGTATGTCATAGTTCTCTCCGGCAAGTTCGGCAGTACCAGCAACACGGAATCTATTACCCAGTGTACTGGTAACAATTTTAGCTTGGTCGTCTAATAAACTTACTTTAGGTAGATAACGTAGATCTTCGTCTTTGACATTGATAGTAATGCTATAGCCTTTAACTGGATAGATAGGCAAACTATCACCAACTGACTTGGCTAACTTGACACTGCCTATACCGGCGGCGATGACAACATGCTCGTATACACTGGTAAGATCGTTAATGTTAGGAGTAGTTCCGTAGACAAAACTTGCTCCATACTTGCTCTCTAACACAGAGGCAAGTTGATTACAGAACTTGTGTATGTCACCGGTCCAATCGCTGGGTGTCCAAACACCCCCGACAATGCCCTTTAAATCAAATAATGCGGTATCTAGGCTTTTGGTTTGTAGTGGTTCTAAAATATCCCACTCTACTCCATTGCTGGTGTAAAGATCCTTGGTATCAACAGCATTTTGAAAATACTCAGAATTTTTATAGAAGTGTAAAATACCTGCGGCACTTTGATCAAACTCTAGATTTTCTTCTTTGATAATTTCTTTGTACAAATCTCTAGACTCTAATCCTAGACGAATAGTCTCTTCGGTGTTCTTTTTATAACAACCTGTAGCAGTATAATATAAGAATTTAGCTAACCACCGCCATTGTGCCCAATCAAGTCTAGGGCGAATCAGCAGTGGAGCATCTTTCTTGAACATCCACTTAACTCCTTTTTTGACATTGCTCCAGGTAGTCCATACTTCGCTGTTGCTTACGCTAACTTGTCCGCCATTGGCAAAACTAGTTCGCATGGCAGGATAGTGTTCTTGTTCGTAGACTGTTACACAATATCCTGCTCGTGCCAGGTAATAGGCCGCAGTAACGCCGGCAATGCCGGCTCCGATAACTGCTATATGCTTCTTCATTATGCCTCGTAAATTGCTGAGTTAGCCCCATGCTCTGCACATTCAACTCTTACACAATAGCAACGACCTCCACTCTTTTCACGTATCAGTGCGTCGGCAAACATAAAAGCATGTTCGGCAAACTTTTCTACACCAACCCCATCAAAGATTCTAATCTCTGCTAGGTCTAGTGCTTCTAATTCTTGGAACTTGGCTAGGTATGGATCCGCCTTGTCCAGTGCCAACTTGTGATCAAAGTGATCTTCTAGCCAAGCCTTTAAAGGTTTAAGTCCTCCAAAGTCTACTGCCCAGTTCTTGTTGTCTAATGTGTCACAGCCAAATGTAAATGTAAACGCTAGACTGTAACCGTGTAGCAAATGACAGTGGCTGTGATCTGCGTTAGGTTGACGGAATACCGCTGACAGACCAATGTTGTGTCCGTAATGTTTTGTTGAGAAATATTTTGCCATCTCTAGTCTCCTTTTATAAGGTAGCAAGTTTGACGACATGCAGAGTTTATAAAGCGGGATGAATGACGTAAAAAGTCCGCTAGTAGTAATTATACAGTATTGCTACTGTATGTCAACAGTATTGGTAATTATCTACTAGCAATAGCACCAAATGGTAACCAGGCGCCTGGCTCACCTGCTACTACACATACCCAGCCAATATAATCAGTTGCCTTTGGATCAGTATTCCAAACAATATCACCTTTGTTATAAGAACCTGTTGTAGGAGTTTTACCAACTGTGAATTTTTTATTATCGAAACTCACAGCACCAGACACTGTTAATGCAATACCTTCTGCAGGTTGTGCAACACCAACTGCTAGTTGTCCATATACCGAAACAACTCTAGCTTGATTTTCAGCATTACCAATAGTAATGTTTGCACCAATTGAAAGGTCTGTTGCGTTATTTCTAATTAGAGAAAATGTATCTTGTGTTTCTAAACTGTTTTCGTTAATGGCAAAGCGTCCAATTTCAATTCTGCTTGTGGAGAATTTTCTAGTTACTGCCGCGTCACCCATAACCTGCAATTCTTTTAGTACGCCTAACTTTTGTAAATTACTTTCTGTAACAGTATCGCCTAGTGTTGATTGACTAAGCACAGGTACTTTGTTAATTGAAAAATATTTTGTTTCAGCAAGATCAATAATATCTGTGGACCAAATTCTATCAGGTTGTGCTTGATATACTAATTGACGGCTGGCACCAGTCATTCCTGCCCAAACAATACCTTTTCCGTAGTTTGTGCTGGTTTCCGTTTCTCTAAATATCATTGGGCTAGAGCGTTGTGTAATAACTTCTTCAGCGTAGATTTTTCCGTGTACACGAACATCGCCATTATTGCTAACAGTTACACGAGTAGTATTGTCTGTAATAATTTCTAAATTAGTGTTGTCAACGGTACCAATGACACCAGTGTTGCTTTTCAAACTGCCAAGTACAAGTTCAACACCGTTTTCACGAATGCCTAATGCTGCTTTGGGCATGTCAGTGTTAATGCCAACACGATTTAAATCGCTGACTATATAGGCAAACTCACCAAATTCTGCCGCACCCGCTACTTTTAATGAACGTAGTGTACCTACTGATTTTAAGTTACTCTTTGTAACTGTGGGTCCTAGATCTGTAAATGACAGGACAGGAACATCATTAATTTGATAAGTTTGTTCATTCTCTAGGTTAACACTCATGTTAGCCCAAAGTGCTGATTTCTTTAATATTAATGATTTGTTCTTACGACCGTCTGTCCACTGCAGTCCTTTGCCTTCAACTTCTGCAAAACTGCTGGCTGCAAATGAAACAGCTCGTCTAGCTTCGACATAATCAACGGTTATTTTACCGTTGCTAATGATCAAAGTCTCTTGTGTAGCAAGGTCATTAATACCCTGTGTGCTAAATTTTAGTGGTTCAAATATGTTTAAGGCCATAGAAATGTTCTCTTTAGAGTATTTATCTTGCTGCGAGTTAAAATTTTAGAATTAAATTACTATATATTTTCTAATAAATACATCATATTTAAGGATATGCAATGCCAGTTAGTACAGTAGCAACCACGGATGCGTTCAGAAAAATTTTAATACTACCTAATGAAGTTACTATTGGTGCTGAGATTGTTGGCGATACCTTAACAATAGTTGCTGGTACCGGCATTGATATTACTACAGATACAGCTAATGACACTATAACCATTACTAATGCTACTACTACAACAGGCGGCGCGGTTAGTGTTTCTGAAGACCTCACTACCGCCACCAACTACCTAGCATTTGTCACAGCCATAACTGCAGATGAAGCAGTACATGCAAATTCAAGTTTAAGATTTAATTCAGCAACAGGCACACTAAGTTCTACTATTTTTAGCGGCAGTGGAGCAAGTTTAACCAACTTACCAGCTGGCCAACTATCTGGAACAATTCCTAGTGCAGTGTTAACTAATTCTACAGTGTATATTGGTACAACTGCTGTAGGACTTGACCGAGCATCTGCTACTTTATCTTTAACTGGGGTCAACATTGATGGCAGTGCTGGTTCAGCAACCACAGCAGGCTCCGCAACTACAGCAGGAACTGCAACCAAAGCTACTAATCTAGTAGGAGGAAACAGCACTACCTTGCTAGGCTCAATGCCTTATCAAAGTAACACTGATACAACTACGTTACTAGCACCAAATACAACTGCCACAAAGAAATTCATAACCATGACTGGCGACGGAACTAATGGTGCTGCCCCTGGATGGAACACCATTGCTGCCGGCGACGTTCCTACTCTTAATCAAAATACATCTGGTACAGCCGCAGGCATTACTGGCAATCAAACAGCCAATTATGTCTATGCTGGACCAACACTTGGTGCCGCCGCCACTGCCACTTTTAGACAATTAGTATCTGCAGACATTCCAAATAATGCTGCCAATACAAGTGGCACTGCCTCGGGAATCTCGGGTAATCAAACAGCCAACTATGTATATGCTGGGCCAGCAACTGGATCAGCAACCACTGCTACTTTTAGACAATTAGTATCTGCAGACATTCCAAATAATGCTGCCAATACAAGTGGCACTGCTGGTGGACTATCAGCTACACTGGCAACAACGTCAGGCGGTACTGGCCTAACATCATTTACTGCAGGCGGTATAGTGTATGCTTCAAGTACCAGCGCATTAACAACCAGCACGGCATTGGTGTTCAATGGTGACATTATGTCTTATAGTACTGGTGCCGCACTTACAGCCGCTGGAACTGTACAAGGAGATGCCACGGCATTGACTAAGTCTATTAATAATGTTACCACTGTGGCGGCCAGCACGGGTGTACGGTTACCAACAGCCACAGCTGGTATGAGAGTTATGATCAGAAATGGCGGAGCAAACGATCTTAAAGTTTACCCAGCTACTGGAGCGGCTGTTAATAGTGCCAGCGCAAACTCCGCAGTAACATTAGGTGTTGGTGCATTTGCTGAATATGTAGCAATGACCACTACCCAATGGTACTCTGTTACTTCTGTGTTTGCTTAATTTGATACTTTAAGTAAGATAGTCTCTTCGTTTAAGCGACCATTCATCTTGGTATCTACTGCATTGATCTCATCTAAGAACTTACGCAACTGTACCTTACCTGCTGCCTTAAACTCTTTGAGTTGATCCACTGGCTTGCGCAGAGTCTTTTGTACACTCTGCATCTCACTAAAGCCTGTAATTGTAGTGCCTTTTACACCCAACTCTTTGTATTCTTCTGCAACATACTTGCCAAGTTTACGAGTCTTAGTGTTAAACACCCACAGTTCCTTAGCACCAATGATATCCACAGGATTTACAGACACTAGTTTTAACGGCTCATCAGTTTTCTTAAATTTAAGTTTGGCAACAATCTTGTCCTTGGGCTGTTCTTTCTTAGCACGAGGCTTTTTATTCAATTTGGCTTCTTGGCCTAGCATAGTGCAGGCAGATTCAATCTCTTGATAGAATGCCAACAGAGCTTTGACCTGACGGCGTGTACGATGTTTGTAGCCTTCGCGTAACTGTTCTTCTGGGGCATCGCCTAGAAGTTCTTCAAGTTCCGCCATGTTGCTGGCATAGAAGTCACGGATAATACGTGCATGAGCTGCCTTTGCGCCCTTGGCTTTGAGCAAGTTCAGTACCTTAAATGCCTTAGGATCAAAGTCTGCAGGATTAAGTTGAAAGCTCTCAATAGCATCTTCAATTTCTTCCGTCATTGCCAAGGCAGCATCGCGAACTCGTTCTTGGATACTAGGTGTGTAGACTACAGGCTTGTTAGCATCCGCCGCCGCTTTGACTGCATCTTCATCAATGTCGTTCTTACCTTCGTCAATAATTTTAGCAATTTCCGCACCTAACCAAGTGGCTGTATCGCGTCCATTGTTAAAGTCCGGGCGTGTGCTCTGCATACCTTTGAGCAAGCAGGCAGCAATAGAACCTACAGTTAAGGAGCAACGATTGTCTTTGGTTTTCTTAAATGACGCAATGGTCTTTTTGTCGTAACCATTCTTACCCATCCAGTCAATAACTTTAACTTTGAGCTCTTTACCGCTGGTCTCCATGCGGTAGTACTTCATGGCACTGTGGAAGTAACGCAGAAACTGGTTTTCATCCCAAGCTTCGCAACCAACCCAACTTGGACTGTAGTCACGTTTGGCTTTTTCACGAAGTGCGATAGATTCTTTTTTGAGTTTAGTTGCCATTTGATTGCTCCTAGTGCGTTAACAATAAAGTAATTATACAGTCATTTTACTTATGCGTCAAGTTATTTTGGTTAATCAATTATGTGCTAATAAATAGACTGTGAGGAAAATTATGGAAATAACACCAGGAAAACCAATTAGAACCTATGCCCAAAATGGTGAATGGCGAGATTGGAGCACCGATGAATTGGTTGGAGCCAAACTAAACTACATACCAAATTGGAAATGTGGCGCAGGAGTTGACAGCTTATACATTGACATGGATGGCGGAGTTTGGACTGCTAGTTGTAGAGTAGGCGGCCGTTTAGGCAGTGTTTGGGACGACTTTTCAGTTCCTGAAGATTGGATAGACTGTAAGCGCAATGTCTGCTCCTGTGGTGCAGATTTGTTTATCCCCAAAACACAAAAGATAGAATTTAAACCGTTATTGCTTAGAGGTCAAGGGTTACCCACAAATCACGATCTTAGAAACAATGAACAAACTGAGTTTGTTGCTATGGAACGCACCCATGCTAGTACACAGAAACAAGTATATTGGGAAATAGGGCGCCGTTGCAATTATGATTGTAGCTACTGCTGGCCTTGGATTCACAATAATACTGACCCGCATAAATCATTAGAAGATTTGATGAAGGCCACTAACCTCATCGAAGATAAGTTTACCAAAGGTGAAGCTGTTAACTTTATCATTAGTGGTGGTGAACCTACTGCTAATAAACATTTCTTAGACTGGTTGCGTTATTTAAACGCCATGGGACATCACGTAAGTTTACATAGTAACGGTAGTCGCAAGCCAGATTATTATCAAGAAATCATACACTACGGTGACCTAAACATCAGTGTACACTTTGAGTTTTATGACAGACCTAAACTTGTTAAGGTTATTGAAGCTATTGTTGCTGAAAAAGTAGAACACGGCAAGCTAGGACACCTTGAAATTAAATTTATGATGGCTCCGCATAATCGTGAAGAAACTCTAAGCCTTGAAGAAGAATTAAAAGCAATTCCTCGTTTTGTAGACTACTGTACATGGGCCATTGTTCCTATTCGCGGAGACTTAAACAATAAGAACAGTGCTCCGAACCAAGGTTCAGGTAGCGAAGTTATGGAAGGCTATACCAAAGAAGATTATATCTTATTTGGCGATCGTAAATGAACATAAATTTTAATACATTGTATGTCCGGATGTTATGCTTGAATTTAATAATTTAATACAACAAGGTTGGAGACTAATTGCAAAAGTTGAATCATTAATAGTTTTACAAAAACCAGATACTATAGAAGGAAATAATTAAATGAAAGAATTACCATCAAAAGTCATACCAAACTTTTTTACCGATGATGAATTAGCGGAAATTGAATCTATTTTTAAAGATTTAGATGTAGACTTACAACCCGAACGAGTAGGAGTATACATGTCCCAAAATGCAGGAGACACTCATTCAGATGTAGATTTAAGATCGAATTATTTTTACCCAGGCGAATCACGTAAAAATCAGCTGTACGAAATGGTACAAACAAAAATTCAAAAAGAATTTGGTTCACATATTGACTGTGCAAACTGGCATATATTAAATGCATTTATTCCTTACGGAATACATTCAGATTCGTATGACGATCAAGACGTTGCAGCAACTATATTACCAGATCATTTAGATTATGCTTGGACATTCTTAGTGCCATTAGACGATTATAATAGTCATACAATTGTGTTTGAAGAAGAATCAACTTATACAAAAAATCCAGGAAGATGGATTGCAGAAAATAAGATACAACCTAACTATTCTATCAGTGAAGAAACATATCAAAAATATTTAACACAAGAGCCTAAGGCACGAAATATACTAAATTATTTGACCATTGAAACAATTTTTCCATGGAAAAAAGGTGATCTGCTTGCAATGAGTAGGCATTCTTTCCATTCTAGCGATAACTTTCCTGCTAACGGAGTTAAAGAAAAACGAGCACTGGTAGGCTGGTCTTATAGACCAAAAGGAACCTGAATGTACAAAGTATTTGATGACATTGCGTTTCAGGACGAATTTATAACATTAAAACAAATCAACCCATTGCCGTGGACTAATAATGCGTTTGAATTTACAATAGCACATAATTCTCAGGTGTTAAAGCAACCTCTTTGGTTTGCTCATTTGACATTGTTAGCCTTACTAAAAACAGAATTTAATACTGTATTAGATATAGGCTCAGGTGATGGCATGGCCAGCTGGATTTTTAAATTTTTAGATAAAAAAGTAACTAGTTTAGAACCTGCAGGAGTGTACGCTAGATTACAATCTCATCCAGGGTATACCCCTGATCATACAGATGATTACATGGATGTTATCTTTAATCAAAAATTTGATGCTATATGGTGTTCTCATGTATTGGAGCACATTAGAAATCCTGGAAACTTTTTAGATAAAATCTATGATGATTTAAATGAAGGCGGAATACTAGCACTTACCGTACCCTATAATGATATGACTGATGATATTCTTTGGTGTTGTTTTGGACATCATAATAAGTATACACATTCGTTGTTAGTATATCAATTGATATGTGCTGGATTCGATTGTAGAAACATACATATTGCTAATTATATGGGACAGATAGGAATTATTTTAAAAAAAGTTTCTAATAATTTACCTAGAATAAATTCCGGAATTTATGACGATAACCTAGGAAAGTTTTTTCCTGATGAAATGAATGTTAATATTGGAGACAGTGGTACAAGATATGACTCTGCATTTGTTAACTGGCATTACCCTATTACTCCATCAACTGGTTATGATATTAAGATATTAAAAGATTATAAAGCGAGTTAAAAAATGTTAGACAAAGACACGTGGATTGCACAAAACTTAATTCCTAAGAACGTAGAAGCATCCAATATACGAAGACCAAGATTAAATGTAAAGTCTGTAGACTTTTCTAATTCTACTCGCAAAACAAAATTTACATTGTGTGTGCTGGGAAGTTGGGCTATCTATATGCCTCCTTATAATCTTGCTAGACTAGCAAGTTTAATAAGAGAGTCAGGCTATCCTTTAAGAGTATTTGATTTTAATGTTGAATCTCATTACGCACTGAAAGATGCTAATCCTGATCTGGCAGATGCATGGAACGGTGCTAACTATTGGTGGTGGCAAGAAGGAGATTACCATACTCGTATTCATCCTACCTATGAGCCTATTCTAAAAGAGTACCTAGAACTATTACTAAAAGATGACCCAGATATTATAGGGTTTAGTACTTACTATACAAACATTCTTCCCACAAGATGGATGGTCACTGAGATTAAAAAACGTAGACCCGATATTACTATTATTTTTGGTGGACCGGAATGTCACGAACGTAATTTTAGAACATCGAAAGGTGTGGACTATTATTTTATTGGAGAAAGCGAACAAACAATACTAGATTTTTTAAACAACTGGGAAAGTGGTATCAAACCAGTAGAACCTAAAATCGGTAGCCTATACAGCGACACACGTATTGATATTGATAGTCTTCCTTATCCCGATTACAGCGATTTTGATTTGGAAAAGTATTGGGGTAAGAACAGCATTTGTGCTGAGATCAGTAGAGGATGTATTGCTAAATGTAGTTACTGTACAGAAGTATACTATTGGAAATTTAGAGACAGGGGTGCAAGTAACGTAGTAGATGAACTAGCACATCAGGTCTTAAAGTACGAAATAGGATTTGTTTCATTTGTTGATAGTTTAATGAATGGAAACTTAAAAGAATTTAAAAGATTTTGCGAAGAGTTAGTAGATAGGAATCTTGGGTTTACATGGTGGGGATATGCTCGCTGTGATGGCCGAATGGATTTAGAATTTTATCAACTCATGGCACGTGCCGGATGTCAGGGATTTAACTACGGTATTGAAACTGGAAGTGATAAAGTCCTATTGGCCATTAATAAAAAGAATACAGTAGCAGAAATTAATCAAAATATTATAGATTCACATACGGTAGGTATGAAAGTATCTGCGTGTTGGGTTATCGGTGCTCCTGGAGAGGATATAGAAGCATTTGCGCACAGTTTTAATATGCTGTGGAATCATAGAGCCAGGATCTATGCAGTTAGCCCAGGGCCAGGCCTTGGAGATAATTACGGTTCTGCATACGACGATCGAGAAAAGTTTAATATTAATCCTAGAGACAAGTCATGGTTAGGCGGTTGGTATACATTAGATTTCACCAATACACGAGTACATAGACACATTAGAATCAAATTAATGCACATGTGGCTACATCTATGTAAAGAAAGTGGCGGCATATTATCAAATGTACATAAAGTGGGCGAGATTACAGATCACTTTTCTGTTAAATTTGATTCAGAATACATTAACGATAGTGTCGAATACGAAAACTTTGATTTTAATATCATTAACTCCGGTCAAGGTGTCTTTGCCGACAGCGTAATGAATGAAGTTTTTGGATTGTTAAGAATGCTGTGGAGAGTTCGTGGTGGGTATGAGATTTCAATACAGTTTAATAAAGATCTAGATCATAAAGATTTTATCTTTGCAATCTCACCAGATAGCCATTCATATAGCGCAGATATTTGGTTTAAAATTGACGAAGGTGGAAATTATCAAACAGATTTTAAGTTTTTCTTTACGAACCTGCACAGGGCTATAGTAACCACAGAGGGGTTTAATTATGAATATAAACAAACTGGCAAGTGGGCAGAGTCTAAAAAGACACAGCAACGTAAGATATTTTATATGTCTTCTGATAGTTCAAAAGTTACTTCTTCAATAGTACAACAGAATACTTTGCCTATGGAAAGTTGTTTTTCCTCTCTGTCTCTTTCCGAACGTAAAATGTTGCTAAATTTTACTAACCGTCTACCAACCGACAGTATAGTTGTAGAAACAAATTCTACATTAGGAGGACGTGCGGCAATTATGGCTAGAGCAAACAGCAATATCCAAATTAACAGCTTTGAAGAATTTCATAACGGAGTTTTAAAGAATCAGTTTGACAGTACACAGTCTTGGATTAAACAGCAACTAGTTGATGCGGCAACAGAAAATGATATATCTGAACTTAAAGCATTAGAGTTTCTAACAACATTAGAAAACAATTTTAAAAATGATATGACTGGAAAAGCAGCATGGAAAACTATTACTGAAAATTATTCAAATATTCAATTAATTGAAAATACCGACCAGTGGAACCAGCAAGTTGATTTGTGTATTATTGATATTCACCAAAACCCTAGACTAAAAATGACCTTAGATTATTGGACTACTTACATTAAATCTAATGGATATATTATGGCTCATCTGTATGACGAAACAGTATGCCCTACTGTATATCAAGAAATTAACAATCTTATCCAACAAGGCTGGAAATTGGTTAGAAAAGTAGATAAGTTAGTGCTGATCCAAAAATCTTAATTTAGTACTTGTTGTTCTAATATTTTATCTTTTATCATACCGGCCAATGTGAGAACTATGGCTGCATTTGGATGACTATTGTCATCTCGAATCCAATTATTAGGTTGGTCATGTAAATGTAATGATGTCCAAGACTCACCGATCACTGGATTTGTATCAGTGTTGTAAAATTTAATCCAATTATTACCATTTGAAATTTTATCTAACGGCAATGCTCCGATTATATGACCAGGATCAAACCTATGTTCTCTCATTGTACAGTCACTAGAGGCGCCTATAGCTCTATAAAAGGTGTATGTTATGTTATTTGCTAATAAAAAATTCTCTAACATTATTACATTTTTAAAGTAATTCATTGCAATATCTTCTTTATCTGCATTTATAATTACTGCGGTTATATATTCTATAAAATCTTCAGAACCAGTTACTATCTTATCCAAGTGACCAACATTTAAATTCATAAAATTTTTATATTTGCTTGCATATTTCATGACTCGGTAGACACTGGTCCAGCCTATTACCACGTGGTAATTTTTTCGTTCCTCCTGAGGTATATTTAATATGTAATTTATAGTAGATATTGAAATCATATCATTACTTTTTCCATCAGTAGAAATATCAATTTTATTGTCAACACTTAGTCCTAAACAATTTATTACTAATTGAGGTAAATTATAATTTCTTTTATAAATGTTTTGATAGTTAGTCCAATATACTACGTCAGCATCAGTTTTTGCATGTTTAACTGAACAAAACTGATCCCAAGTTAATCTATTACCCACTTCTTTACGATACTGTTCCCAGGCAATTTCGTCCCCTGCCATAAAACTACAACCATTAAAAATTATTTTCTTCTTCATGCCATTTTTATCTCTATAACTTTTTTACTTGTTTCTTGTTCTCTTTCTATTTGTTTGTTGTACCAATTGCTAATTTGTTTATTTACAAAATGGTCTAGTTTTTCCCAATTGCCAAGTGCTGTAAAATTATCTGTTAATGGATCAGGTTTTAAGCGTTCAACCTCTGACTCAAGTGTTTGTACAATTACACTGAGGTCACTGCTAGGTAAACTCCATATGCTTAAATGATCAGGATGGTGTATTGTATTATACCAAAGGTGTACTTTATTATTTGTAGCAAATTCTACAAAGTTAGGCATTTCCCACCAATTATTACGCATAGGGTTAACCATCACACTTAGTCCTCTATTGTTTGAATTACAATAATCTCTAAATCGCTGAAAGTTTGTCATTAGTATATCAAAGTCTCCGTTAATCCTAATAGCTTCGTAGTTTTCTTTTTCTAAACTATCAATACTGATGTTTAAATGAAGATTACATCTATCCATAATGCGTTGAACTTGTTTATTATATACTGTTCCATTAGTAGCAATATTAATACGCAAAGACGGATTCAGTTCAGCAACAACCATACAGATATCATAAACTATCTTTTGTGCAAATGGCTCACCACCGTTAAATCGCAATTCTTCCAAGTGTGGAATAAATTCTTTTAATTGTTCAACAAACGAATCATCGTAGATCATTGGCATTGGCGGAAGGTTATCTCTGTTCTTTCTTATGCCAGAACTTAGACGGCCTTCGCACATAACGCACTCAAGGTTACATTGGTTACTAAGTTCTAACTCTAATAACGTAGGATATTCTTTAACACTAAAGCCGTCGTATGCTAACGCTAACGGCCAGGTGTCTGCTTCAATCTTTTGTTTGCATACACGGCAGTCTTTTTCAAATATACCGTTTGTTAGATTGTTTCTATATTTTGTAAACGCTTCACCAACCCATATGTCTTTTATAGATCGTTCGGTTGTCCATGTGTCTAAGTGACCTACTAACAACCAGCAAGGTGCTACTCTACCTTCTGTTGTAAAATACATGTTATTGAACGGAGCAACACATGGACTGGTAGTATTAATACTACGATTCTTGTCAAACTCTGCTCGTTTGACATTGTACTTTAAGATTTGTTCTTGTGATAACTTATTCATCAGCATACCCTGTAATTAGTTCGCCCCAGATTCCAAATGTATCATTAAATGATTGTCCTCTAATAGAATCGAAGGATTTTGTATTTTCAATAAATTCATAAATTAGTTTATCATCCTCACAATCTAAGTTTAGGAAATTACGTATCTCACCAAACTCTTTATGAGGAATTCTAGTTAACACTATCTCCTTTAACATGGGAGGTAGATTCTTAATACTATAACACGGATTGTAGTGTAGGATATTAAAATAAATCCAAATGCCTGTACTCTTTGCCCACGCTAAGTATTCTGGCAAATAATACACATTGAATATACTTACAGTAGGACACAATGTTAACCATATATTCTTATTTGTACTTGCTAATTCTTTAAACTTAGCAATGTTTTCCAATATAGTATTCCACTCAGTTGGATATCTCTCATACTCTAGTCTATGTTCCAAGTCATCAATAGATATACACAGTGTAACATTTTTAAATTGTTTTAGCAAATCTATAAACTTTTTGTTGTATAGCGTGCCGTTAGTATTGAGCAACACCGTAATATCTTTAGCACAATCATTTTTAATAATCAATTCAAGTATCTTGATGTTTTCGGGCGATGCCATGGGCTCGCCACCTGTTATCTCAATGTGCTTTAATTCTTTTGACCAAGCGTTGATAACTTCTTCGTTAGTAGTTCCTAATATCTTGTTTGAAATCCAGTAGGCACCATCCTCAATCTTTATATTAAATTGTTCTTGGTGTTCTTTTAAAAATGTAGAACTGGCTTGTGGGCCGCATATTCTACATTTTAAATTACATACATTGTTTAACTTTAGATCTAATGCTCTAGGACCACTAGATGCTACAGGAGTAAACTTTATTTGACTTGTATCGATGTGTTTATCTTTGGCAAACTGTAGTCTAAAACTAGAAACCCCTGCGGCCTCTTCGTTCCAACAACTTTGACATTCTTTAGGCTTCTTACCATCTAAGAATGCCTGTCTTAAATTTTGAAATTTAACGTCATTCCATAAGACATCTAAACTGCCTTCTTTCATATTAGGTAGTTGATATTCATTACCAGGATCTGGTTGTGCGAATTTACAGCAAGGACGCAGTGATCCATTTACATCAGTAGATAAATTAATCCACGGAAGTGTACAAAAACTATCGGGCAATACTTGTGTCATAATAAAATATCTTTATCGTCAAATAGTTTAAGTATTTCATATAGTTCGCTAAATGTTTCTTTAAACGATTGTTTTCTATATGTATCGTGCTTTTGTGTATAGGTAAAGAACTTTTCTAGTTCAGCAGGATCATACTCTCTGTCATACATATATTTGATAATGTTATCAATAGTAGGACTCCACTCAATAAATTCAATACCTGTTGTATCAATTGATCGCAGTTTGTTTTCTATTTGTGACTTGACAAAGTCTGGAAAGTTTACTAGACTATAGTGATGTGGATAATGTACAAGATTAAACACTACAGGCAGTTTAAAGTTAGTTTTCATCTGCTCTAGTATTTCATCTAGATAATAAACATTGTGTATGCCCACAGTAATGTATATTTGTAAGATTAAATTTACTTTGTGCTTTTCTCTTAACAATTTAAACTTCTCTATGTTAGCCAGTACTTCGTCCCACTTGGCGTTCATACGTTGGTATTCAAACCTAGGACCAATGTCATCGATACTTAAACTGATTGTAACTTCTCTAAAATTTTTCCATATTTCAAAAAACTTTTCATTACAAATAGTACCATTAGAATTGTACCAGATTTTAGTAATATCGGGATTACCATACTCATTGATAATTTCCAAAATAGTATCGTGTTCTTGTTGCATTAAAGGCTCACCGCCGTAAAACTCTAAATGATCAACATTCTTAGCCCAAGTTTTTAATATTTTAGTATTGTTTGTGTCTGCACTAAACTTCTCTCTTGAGTTTTCTGTGTACATTTTAATAACATTAGAGTCAGATAGTTCTAAGTCTTTGTGTTCTTTAATCCACTGACTGCTTAGGAACGGAGTACAAATTCTACATTTCAAATTACAAAGATTACTTAACTTTAGATCAAGACTCTTTGGCGATTGTCTAGGAATATGTGAAAAGAACGTAGACACCGGATGACTCTTACCACCGTTGTCGTATAGTTTACGCATACTATTCATTCCAGCCTTTTCTTCGTCCCAGCAAGCGTGACATCCTGTAGGTTTTTCGTTGCGTAGAAATTGTCCTCGAAGGTTCTGTAGTTCCGGTTGATTCCATAGTTCTTCTATATTAACGTCTGGTAATTTAGGAACATCTTGTTGCCAGTCGCTGTCGCCTACTTTATACTTACAGCAAGGTCTAGCACGACCATCTGGATCTACTTGTAAATGAATAAATGGATATAGGCAAAAGTTTTCAGGAACTTGTGCCCCTAAGTTTTCTAAGAACTTAGGAAATGCAGTATGTTCTATGTCAGCAAGTCCTGTTAATTTAAAATCAAACTCGCTGTCTAATAGTTTTGCTATCTCGTTTTTATTCTCTGTAGGAACCCTTGTAGATTCACCGTAGCCTTTGATAATCTCTGCGTTCACAAACGGCTTAAAAATTCGTTTATCCATTTAAATCCTTACATAAATCAAAAAATTCTTTATATTCTGGAAACACTTCTGAGAAGTTAAGTTTGCGCCTTTCGTCATAGGTGTTAAACCACGGAACAAATTTTTTACGATCTTCGTCGTAGTTGCCAGTGTTATTGCGAATACTGTTAGATAAATTTTCTAAATATATAATGTACTGATCGTAACGACCGTAATAGTCACTTACAACAGGCATCTTGCTTACATTAGTTTTCATGTATTCGACAGCGTAATCTAGATGATCTGCAAAGTCCGGAGTTAGAATCATAGGACTTTGCCAGCTAGGAAAGCTGATAATATTTTGTTTAAGGGCAACAGGTCTTTGATATTTTACATATAAGTTTTCAGTAAATTCTATAAAACTCTTTATACTAGTTATATTGAGCGCATTGAGACTCATAATAAACCCAAAGTCAAACTTCAAATCAGACCTAGATAACAATTTATCTAAGTTACCAGTAAACTTATTCCAGTTAACTCCATTGCGAATATATTCTGCTCGTTCGCCGATACTTTCCATACTGACCAGCACTTCTACCTTGAACACTTCTGTAAGTTTAGGAAGATAATTGAACAGTTTTTCTAAATAGTTAGGGGGTGTGTTTAAGTTAGTTACAATCCAAAAAGTCATCTTTTCTTTTCGTCGATCTGCAATTTCGTCAACGCTAGCAATTAACTTGTCCACAAATGTGTAGAACTCAGGCATGATCAAGGGTTCACCACCAATGATGCCTAATCTGTGCAAATGATATCTGCCAATTTGATTGAACCATTCCCAGAATTTAGCGTCAAAGCTAGGAGCCGCTTTGGGAAATTCTCTGTCGTATTGTTCCTGGGTGATCTCGCCGTACTTAATACGTTCGGTAGCCCACTGTGTTGAGTAATGATGACTGCAATACATACATTTTAAATCACACGTATTACCTAAACTAATTTCTAACATGTATGGAGATGTAGATGTTAGTGCAGGATGATCTAATCCTCTAACAGATGCCAAGTACTCTGCTAATTCTTCTTCTTTAAATGGTTTATTTTTAGGAATAAGATTCTTCTGTTGTAAGAACCAGTTGAATCGTTCTGGAGTATGTCTTGGGCTTTTAACTCCGCGATCTTCTAGATTCCAGCAGCTTTGGCAATCTTTGTCTCTAATTCCTTTGATCAATGCTAGCCTACCTAACTTTTCTCGGTCGGTGTTACTGAACGCATCTATACCTAGAGCTTGAAGGTCTTCTTCTGTGACCTTATTAGACGGTGTTCTACAGCAGCTACGAAACTCTCCTCGATCCATATTAAAGATAGGATAGTTCCATTTAAGATCACAAATGGTGTTCATCGGATCTGTGTGTCCGTCAGTATCCACTATAGGTATAATTTTCTGTTTCATATTACTTTTCTTTAGTACACATAATGTCAAAGTTACAATGACACATGGTCTTATTGCAGGTAATAGGATCCATTGGAAGATTTAAATTAGCATCTTCTATGTGACCAATACTTCCACCTACCTTACACCAACCTCGATGAATAGTGCCGTCCATGTCAACAATTAATTGTTCAATTCCGGCGTAGCATTTCCATCCTGACCAGTCGTTGGTTTTTTCGCTAATAAAACGATGTGCGCTTGAAACTTGTGTAGTACCATCTTCATTGACCTTACGCATAGCGCCACGATAATAATCAAAAGTACGATCGAATTTAATATGTTTAGTAATTAACTCATGCTGTTTATCAAATATCTTCTTTTGAAAATCAGTGTAATCATACAGAGTATCACCAAAGTCGTGTATTAGTGGCTGGAGAGCCATTGATATGTTGCCCAGGCCTTTAACCTTATTAGCAACTGCGTAACAATGATCAAACTTTGCAGGACTCATCATGATGTTTACATGTGTACGAACATCGTTGTGTAGGAGTTTAACAACTTCTACAAAGTGTTTTTCATCTGCAAACTCTGGGTGGAAGCTCAAACACACATGATCAAAGAACTGTTTGTTTTCCTCCCAGTATCTTAATGTACGTGAGCCATTACTAATTAATCCTACTTTAATTCCCATCTCTGTACAGAACTGACAAATCTCTGTAAAGTCTTTATACATAGTAACTTCGCCACCAGTAAATTCAAAATAGATATTTTTATGAAAATAATGATCTTTAACACGGGCAATAAAGTTTTTAATAACCTGCGTTTCAGGCCAACGTTTTGAACCGTCATGCAGTGCATCGGGGCAGTAGCTACATTCAAAATTACAAGTGTTTCCTAAACACCAATTGACTACAAACCAATCTTCATGATTGGGATTAGAGTGTTCTAGTTTAATATATTGTTGTTCCATCAATAACCTTTAATGACTATTTAATTATCTCTTTAACAGAGCAGTCAAAAAAAACCTGCCCGTGAGTCTATGACATCAGTGGGGCAGGCCGTGTTATTACTTCTTAGCTGGTTCAGCTTTCTTTTCTACTACAGGCTTGTCAATCTTTGGCATTTCTTTTGGCTGCTTCTTGCACTCAGTTTTGTCAGCATTTTCTTTAACTTTACAGTCAATGCTAGCAGACTTTGGTACACGAGCTTCTACAGTTTTGCCACCAACTTTAACATCTTTGGTTTCGCCTTCTGGCTTCTTTGCTGGTTCGCCAGCTTGGGCTAAACTCAATGATAATCCTAATACTAACGCGGCTAATAATTTCATAGCAATCTCCTTTTGATATTTTATTTACACAAAAAAGCCCGATTATGTTCGGGCTTCTCTGTATTTTGCTAATGCAATTTGTCTAGCTAGCCATAATCTAAATTTTACATGATCTGATAATTCATCGTCTTCAATGACTTTACCAAACTGTGTTGCTTGTCGATTACGACCGAAAGTGACTTCGTCGTTTATTTCGTAGTCACTATCGTCTAGACCCTTTGGATTACTTCTTAGCTGGCTCTTTCTTGTCGTCTTTCTTAGCAGGCTCACTTTTGGCAGGCGTTGCTGGCGCAACAACTGCGGGTGCTGGAGCTGGTGCTGTAACAGCAGGCTTGGCATCAGCTTTCTTTTCTTCTTTTTTAGCGGCAGGTGCTTGAGCAAATGCAGTAGCGGCAAACAAGGTTGCGATTAAAGTTGCGATCAATTTCATGATAAAGTTTCCTTTTTGATTAATGTAGAAATTTATATCCTACATATATATAACGCGATAGCCCCTTTAATCGTTTACACAATCTTATTTAATTTGTGTCCAAACACGCTCACGTATCTGTTTTGTTAATGCGTCAGGTAATGGTACATAATCTAAATCTACAGCATCTTTCTTGCCATTCTTAAATGCCCAATCAAAGAACTTTAATACTTCATCGCTGGTAGCTTTGTTCTTTGGCTCTTTATACATAATGATGAAACTTGCTGAACTTACTGGCCAAGCATTAGGATTCTTTTGATCCACAATGCTTAGTCCCATACCAGAGACACTAAACCAATCAGCACCGTCGGCAGCTGCCGCAAATGTTAAGTCATCTGGGCTAACATACTTGCCTGATTTGTTTTGTAGTTGTAAGAATGTCATGTTGTTCTTTTTAACGTAAGCATACTCTACGTAACCTATTGAACCTTTGATACGATTCACATTGGCAGCAACACCTTCATTGCCTTTGCCACCTACACTATTTGGACTGGGCCATTTAACTGCGGCACCACGACCCACACGCTTCTCCCATTCAGGACTTACTGTAGCAAGATAGTCTGTCCAGTTAAATGTTGTACCACTACCATCAGCACGATGTACAACGGTGATTGGTGCATCTGGTAGTGTCTTGCCTGGATTTAATGCTAGTAACTTAGGATCATTCCATTTAGCAATAGTACCCATGAATACTTCAGCCATTACAGGTCCAGTAATCTTTAGTTCACCTGGCTTGATACCATCTAAGTTGACAACAGGAACAGTTCCACCAATGATAGCAGGGAACTGTACTTGTCCGTTCTTGTCTAGTTCTTCACCTTTAACTGGAGCATCAGTTGCGCCAAAGTCAACGGTCTTGGCGTTGATTTGTCTAATGCCACCTGAACTGCCAATGCTTTGATAATTTAAACTGTTACCAGTGGCTTTCTTATATCCTTCAGCCCATTTAGAATAGATAGGCATTGGAAAAGTCGCACCGGCGCCTGTGATGTCGGCTGCTGATGCTGTAATAGCCGCTGTGGCTAATAGAATAGCAAATAGTTTTTTCACTGTAGATCTCCTTGTGTTAGTTACTACCTAACTATTTAAACACAAAGAGATTACAATATGATTACAAAATTAGACTTTTATGTCCAAAGACTATCACGAGCTTTGATAAGACGAATCATCATAGCTTCGTCTTCTGCCGCGTAGTCTGCTTCAATCTTCTGTAGCATTTCATGAGAACGTGTGCTTAGTTCTTCAAGTTCGGGAGTCTTTTTGCTACCAAATAGTCTGCCATCGTTGAGTTCGCGAGTCTTTTCGCAGTATTCACTCCACCCACTTGCATCGTAGGGATCAGGACGAGCACGATAGGTCACAGTCCACCAGGTGTAGAGTTCTTTGATTTCTTTTGCACGTTCTGCTTGTGATGTAGGGGTTCCATATTCTGGATGATCAGGTTCGCACCAGTCAGTGTTAGTCAGTGTCATTGCCCAATCTAAGTGATCGAGACCTGCTTGTGGACAACGCCAAGTGCGCCAACGGAACCAACCACTGGCCCAGAAGGGAGGATCGTACTTGGCACAAGCTTCTTTATCGCCCCAGGCAATGTGACTCCAGGCTGATTCTATCTCAACAAAATCAACCAGCTCATTGAATAGGCAAGGCAAAAAGCGGTTCCCCACGTCTTGCCACTGGCCAGGTTTAATATCCCGGGGATGAGCGGTAAGACTATGAGTACGAGAAACAAATCGGTTGTTGATATAATATTTGACAGCATATAATTGATCCACAGGCCACCATATAAAATTTTGGATTGCATCTAGGGCCTCTTCCGCAATCCAATAACGAACAGGATTGTAGCCTTTTGCTTCAACTTCCCATTCGTGCCATCCATCCGAGGTTAGTGCACCTCGTTTAGGTGTTCCTCGAACCCAGTCTGCAAATTTACTGCATGACCAATAGTTTTTTCTCATTACATTTTCTCGTATGTTTGTGCAAAGATGTCTTTCTTGACTACACCGTAGTCGTTTTCACCGTGACGAACAATAACATCTTCGCCTGGATTATAGTGTAACTTCTCACCCCAGCTTGTGTCAACCGTTCCGGAGTGATCTGCTAGTTTAGCCACTTTGATAATCTTTTTAGGTGTGCAAACACCGTTGCCTAAATCATCTTTAAGATCGTTAAACTTTTCTGGACTGATAGGATACTGCTCACCTTTTGGTCCAGTCATAATATAGAATCCTTTTGGATACTTAACTGGACCTTCAAGAGTGTCAATAGTGCCAGGTTCGTCGGCAATCTCATAACGTTCTTTAGCAGGACGTTTGTAGGTTTTGAATCCACCGTCCTTAAACCAATCGTCAGTGACACGCATACCTTCTACGATATTGATAAACTCACGAATCATTTACGATCTCCAAACAGTTGTAACAGGTTAATAAACAAGTTAATAAAATCCATGTACAGAGTCAATGCTCCGCGAATCTCTACAACATCGCTAGTGTCCACACTGACTTCTTCACGGATTTTCTGTGTGTCATAGGCAGTTAATCCCAGAAAGATGATAATAGCCAAGGCTGAGATTACCATCTGCATAACTGTGCTGCCAATAAAGATATTAACGATGCTGGCAATGATGATAGCAATTAAACCAACAAACATAAACTTGCCTAGGCTATCTAAACTTTTCTTGGTAAAGTAACCATAGCCACTCATAACACCAAACAAGATTGCCGCACCCATAAAGGCACTGACAATACTACCCATAGTAAACACGGCAAAGATTGTAGCAAAGCTCAAACCCATCAATGCCGCAAATCCATGCAGGCATAACTGTGCTACGCCTTTACTAGGATTATTACCTAGTACCATAGCAACACCAAAGATTGCTACCAGCGGTGAAAAGATTACAATCCACTTCATCACGCCTGTGAAAAAGAATGCCAATAACTCTGGACTAGAGCCCACAAAGTAACTGACAATCATTGATACAATAACAGCAAGACTCATGTGTCCGTAAACACGGCCCATTGCTGAATTAATTTCGCTAGCAGAACGATATGACATTCCACCTGTATAAGTTGTTCCAAACATAATAGTCTCCTTAATGACGGTTAATAATTGGTGTAAAACGTTGTCTAAATGCTGGCTCTAGACAACTGTATGTTTGTTGAGTAAATGTATTGGTATAATGTACCCAACGACCTTCTTCAGTTTCTCTAATATAGTCTATATGGAATTCTGTTCCGTTTCCGGCACCCCATATTTGATCTACTTCAATTTTCATCTTAGTGCATCCATTGTTAATTCCTTACCATAAACATGTGCTACCGGTTTAATCCATCCGTTATTAATACATTCTGAAATAATCATCTTATACTCTCTAGGGCACTTGTCGTTGATTTCAAATCCTGCCCTAGGGCATATTACAAGACCGTCCTGAAGCATAAACTTAGCATCACCATGTCGTATGGTTCTAATATTACTTGTTCTAGTACTTATCTTCAAAGCTTCTCTCCTACTTGGAATCCACGGAACCGTAGGAACCTTGGAAATCGCAGACTGTATGTTCCGTCTTGGTTTTGGGTGACGGCATCTGCTCGCACTTCCACGATCTGACCAAGTAGGGAATCGCGTGAAGTCCAAAAAATATCGCGATCACTATCGCTAAAACCACTGCCAACATTGACCCGAATAGCTTTGCCGTCATCGACTCCTTGGCAGACAATCGCTCCAAGCCTGCTAACGTTTCGTCCCGTGCCTTCTTCAACATCTACTACCTCCAATGATACTTCAATGAATGGTTTAAGTTTTAGCCACGCTACACTTCGTTTACATTCGTATCCAGCTTCTGGATCTTTAATCATAATACCTTCATACCCACCAGTAACTGCCTGTGCGTTAATTTCTTTGTAGCGCAACTGACCTGCATCTGTATCCAAATCAACTAGTTCATTGGCAAGGCAAGTAACATTAGGCAACATTTCATTATTTTGTTCTACCCAAGCCTGAACCATTTGACTGCGCACAGTCTGACTCTTGTCCCAGAAACCCTTTTCAAAGTCTTCAAGTGGACACATGTCAAACAAGTTTAGGATAGCATCGTTGGCCTTGACATCGCTTTTACGATGCACCTGTGTCATCAAGTCTTGAAAACTACTGCTCATGATCTCACCGTCTAGAACTAGAGCATATGGTGGAGGAGTCTTTTTAACCACAGCACTGATCTGTTCTGTTACATGGGGAAAGTTTACTAGTTCCTTGCCATTACGGGAAAACATATCCACACGCCCATCAGGATACACAATAGTAATAACACGTACTCCGTCCAACTTAACCTCAATGAGCTTTTGTCCAGAAACTTTTGACTCGTGATTAGCACTATCATGAGCAAGCTGACAACTAAAAATAGGTATTGCATAGTCAGGCCATTTCTTCTCCACTACTTTATTAACAGTTTTCTCGCTAACACCGCATCGCAGGTCTTTAATCAGTATGCGTCGATACCAGCCATTCCATTGCGCCTTAGTGGCACTCTTCATCATTTTAGCAACGGTGTCACGAGCAAGGTTGCCTGTGAGTGAGCGATTAACAAAGCCAGTGATAATGAGGCTAAAACTATCCCAATCCAAACCAGAACCATCTTCATCTTTTTTCTCCGGGATCTGTTTCAATCCAAATGTGATCATAGGGTCTAATGCAAGCCTGGCACCTTCAAAAAACTCTTTATTACCTGCGTCTGCTTGAGCCAAAATAATGGCTTCTTTGTCCAAACGACTATTGTGATCTTCAAGGGTGGAAATTACATTTTGGCACGGATCATGCATACTAGACCTTTCTGCTGTTTAATGTATATATTATACAGTCTAGCAGTTAATAAGTCAAGTGGTCTGGAGTTTTAAATGGCTTGCCAATTTGGGCATAGGGTAAGTTTCTAATGATTTTCTTTTTCATAGAGCGTATAACTGGATGGTTATGGTTCCAATCAAATGTTTTCATGTACTTGTGCCAGCAGGATTTTTTAGCACGTTTGGATAGATTGTTGTCTAAGTAGTGTTTGGCTGCGTCAAAATTGTTGCCAAATTTGTCATGTAACTCACAGGCAATATTAAAAGCAAATGCGCCCATTTCATCTTTATGACCGTAGTATTCTTGCTCTTTACGATCTCTAGCATAGTAGGCTGTACTTTGATATCCGGGAATATCTTTGAATTGTCTAGTACGGTATTGTCTCAAGTGTACAATTTCGTGTAGCATAGTATCTGCAAATAGTCTACACATTCTATCCCAGCGATTTTCTGAAAGTTTAATTTCTGAGCTGGTAGATTTATAACTAAAATTTATTTCGATCTGCTTATGTTCTTCTTGATCATAGTGAGCATAGTATGCGCCGCCTATATAAACAATGCCCTTATCGTGAGTAGGATCACGCTTTAGTCTAACTCTAATAGGAAGATACCATTTGAGATGGTCACTCAGTAGTTTTTGCAAGGTTTTAATGGCAAGGCGTTTGCCCACCACAAAGGGCTTTAACTCGTACATCATGGTGTACAAGTTATCTCTGTCTAACAACGACCAGTTAAATGGCTTTCTTGACACAGTACTCTCCCAGTTGTACTATTTAAGTCCTGTGTCAATGCCCATTAACTACGCACTTTATTGATATTTTTAAAAATGATGTTGTCTAATATAAATATTACTATGAAAACTTTTAAAGATTATCTAGCTGAAACTATTCAAATAAATGAATACGACACTGTTCCTTCTGGATGGAATCAATTTTCAGGGTCTGGGGGAAAGGCAGTTGCACCTCCTAAAGGTAATTATCAGGAAGTTCCGAGCCCAGATTCAACTGCTCCCGGAACTTGGTATTTGCTTAGACCATCACCAGCAACAGACTTGCCGTTTAATCCAGTAAAAACAAGTTGGTGGCAACCTGTAGATAATGGTGGTGTTATGAGTCCCCAAATAGGTGATGATCGAATGGGCACTATAGTTAACAGATTTGTTGATAAAAATGGAAAGATAGCAGATCAAGGAACTTTAAATCAATGGTTAAAGTCTTTGCCTCAAGCAGAATACGATGCATGGGCAAATACCTCAGGTGCCGGAAGTAGTACTAGCCCTCGTTGGGAATACGAAAATAATCCAAAATATACAGCTACTAACAAAGTAGGATCAAACAAAGCTGATCCCAAAGTAAAAGCCCTACAAGATCGAATACTGGCTAAAGATCCTAACGCATTGCCTAAATATGGTGCCGATGGAAAAATGGGTCCAGAAACTCGTACCGCTATGGCAAAGCTAGGGATAAAAGAATCCCTAGAGTTACAACGTATATTAGATCTATCTAAGTTTTAATTATGGGCGTTTTGAGATAACTTTGTCTGCTAGGCCATAGGCTACAGCGTCATCTGCTGATAAAAACGTGTCAAACTTCATATTACTGAATAGTTCATCATAGGTTTTACCAGCAGTATTATGGCGCACATACAATTCTGTAAGACGTTTGTTTAGTCGTTGACTTTCTTCAAAGCTACGTTTAGCATCTTCAAACTGCAATTCTTGTACGTGTACTGACCCGCTAGTACCACGTGTACCTGAGCTAACACGATGTATCATCGTACGGCTTTCTGGCAGGACAAAACGCTTGCCTGCCGCACCCGCCTGTGCTAAGAATGATCCCATACTAGCAGCCTGTCCCATAACGTAGGTAGCTACATCAGGTTTGATAAACTGCATAGTATCATAGATAGCTAGCCCAGCTGTTACTGATCCACCTGGGCTGTTAATAAAGAATGTGATATCTTCATTGCCCTGGCTTTCTAAAAATAGCAATTGTGCTACAAGAATACTTGAACTATGTTCGTCAACTTCGCTGTCAAGCATGACAATACGATCTTTGAGTAGGCGACTATAGATATCATATGCACGTTCTCCACGAGCTTCTGTTTCTATAACTGTAGGTATTAAGCGTGGCATTATTTGTATTCCTTATCTAAATTTACATTTGTTAAACCTGCAACTGTCTGGAACTTGTCCCAAGCAATTTTAGCCGCAGGGTTCTTTTTTAATTCACTGCTAGGCAATACAGCTTCTAGCCAAATTTCCGGACGGCGACTAGGGTGAGCACCAAACTTGCGAGGCTGATGTAACTTACCAGTCTCCCAAAGTTCAATGCTTACTGAACGAAAGCGGTCTTCATCTTCCTCTGCATAGTGGCCCCATTCGGGATTACTCCAACCGCCACGCTGATGATATCCTTGCCAAATACCCTGCCATTGTTCATTGTCATGCGGATCAAAATCTGTACGACTGATAATGACCAACACATCGGCAATGTCTACGACACCGTCAACAATATCACGAACACAGCGACTATAACTCAGACCAATTTTCATCTTCTACCTTGTTTAAAGTTTCGAACTAATGGTCCGTCTGAAGTAAAACTCATACGACCCATTTTGCCTTCATAGATGTTTCCATTCCATCGCATTTCTAATTTTAACTGTTTTTCAATACTAACTGCAATGTGATCGTGTTCGCGAAAACTCAAAAGATCTGCAACCATTTTGCGACCATTATCTTCACAAATAACTTCACACGTGTCTTCTACATATTGTCTCATAATTCGAACCTTACCTGTTTAATTGAATCCCAACGAAAACTCTTCCATGCCTTTGCTTCGATATCATAGACCGGCATTACCTCTTCGTTGACTTTCTTTTCTTTTTTCTCTACACTTTCTTTAATTTCTACTAGAGGCACAATATCAGTACTAGTAGTACAATTCATAACTCGCTCTGTACCATCTTTTTTAGTAAAAATCACAGTAGTAGGACCATAAGCCAAGTGACCTTTCAACCACTTTTTAAAGACTTTAAAGTCTTTTTCATTTAAGGTCGTCATCATGGGCACTCAATTTTTGTTTAAGGGTTGCATTTTCAGCTTCAAGTTTTTCAATATGACTTGCTAACTGCAGTAGTAGCTCATACATATTTTTAGCTGTTGTTTTTGTTACTTCTGCTACGTTAAAATTTTCCATATTATACCTCTATTACAATGTTAGGATTCCAGCCACTCTCTGGCTCATAGCCTTCATAGCCACGAGGGTTGCATACTACACGAGTACTACCAATCATATAGTCAAACGGATGATGGGTATGCCCATGTGTCCACAGTTTGATCTGCGGACGATCAAGAATAAACTCACTCAAGTCACTGCTGTACGCACCATTCATTAGGTGTTGATCTGCATACTGTTCATGAGTTGACAACTTGCTAGGAGCATGATGTCCAACTACGACAAACTTCTCATCGTGCCGTTCAGCAACAATTTGTTTGATATAGCCCAGCATGTGCTTATGGCGAATAACTGTGTCATGAGGCTTAAGTCTAGTGTATCCCTCAAGATCCTTTTTAATAACAGTAAAGTCGTTCATCATGTCACGTACAGAATGTAGTGTAAGCGGATCACCTTTGTTCATATCAGTCCACAAAGTACCACCAATAAAAGTTATATCATCAATCTTCTTACTGCCTGCTTCTAGGAAGTAGACGTTGGGAAACTTAGCACACTCATTGCTCAATGTGATCAAACTCTGATCCCATCTACCATGGTAGAACTCATGATTGCCTGCTACGTAGATCACATGAGGAAACTGAAAGCTAACACGCTTAAGAAAGTCTCGAAATCGTTGAGCAGTTTCCTGGCGGCGCCCTAAACTTTCAATCATGGCTGCAGTTCTTACACTTTCCTCACTATGATTGTGTAGATCTTCAGCAACCATAATGTCGCCAGAAAGGATTAGAACATCGCAGCCTTCATAGTTAGTAATGTTTATATCAGAGAACTCTAAATGGAGATCACTGACTAATTTGATTTTCATATTGTTTTACTCGTTGTTGACGCTCTGCTTCGTGTGTATCGCACAGAGTCTTAATCCACCCGCCATCTCTTCTCTTACCTGGAGCACCACATGTTTCGCAAGTACGTGCCGCCCATGCTTCTGCCATACGTACCATACCGCTAATCTCGTCATCGCCACCGTCGTAGTAGAACCGTAGGCCGCCAAACTTTTCTTTAATCTGTCCTACAATTACTTGCGGAACAATCTCTGACTGCCTGTTCTTCCAATTAATGTGGTTCTGGATTTGGCCGCACAGTTCTGCAATAATTGGCCACCAACCTTCTCCACAACAAAATCCACCATAGGGTTCTGTGAACATCTGTGAAAACTGCTCAGTCATATGCTTTTCAAAAGCGTCATATTTTTCAAATTCGTCTGTCATTGTACTGCCTTAACGTAATTTAATCTAGTTACAGGATTACCATACTTCCAATGTAG